AGACACATACAAAAATCAATTACCAGGAAGAGATACTTATGGCATCCTTGAGGAAGGCTATAATATTTTCTGGTCAAATGTTCAAACTCTAAGACCGTTGGTCTATTCCAATTTACCCCATCCCAATATAACACGCAGATTTTTAGACAAAGACGAAATAGCAAGACTTTTATCCGAATTAATGGAGAGAGCATTAGCATATTTTAATGAAATAGGTAACACTTCAACTACAATCGCTAAAGCAAGAGATGATTTCCTTATAACAGGTAGAGGAGTAGCAAGAGTTATTTTTGATCCTGCTGATATTATAGAAATAAAAACTACTAAAATAGATAAAGAAACTGAAGAGGAAACAATTGAAATAGATGAAGATCTTGATATTGATGTTAAGAAGGTACGAGTAGCTTATGTCCCCTGGAAAGATATTAGAATATCTACGGAGAACGTCTGGGAGGATGTGCGTTGGATAGCTTTTAAGCATGATATGAGTAGAGATCAATTAATATCAAGATTTGGCACTAAAGGAAAGAGCGTAAATCTAAATAGCAATATATTAGATGATGTAGACGGTTCAAAAGTCTCTGACCATGAAATATTCAAAAGAGCAGAAGTTTGGGAGATATGGGATAAAACAACCAAAAGAATTATATTCGCAACGATAGGAGCGGAAGGAACTATATTGAGTGACGAGGAGGATGCTTACGAATTAAGGGATTTTTTCCCTATAGCTAAACCTTTAGGAAGCGACTCAGACCCAGAAAGCTTGACCCCTATTCCTCAATATAGGATGTATAGAGCACAAGCCGAGGAGCTTAATCAAATTGATGCAAGAATTAGAAGTTTAGTACAGCAAGTAAAATATTCTGGTGTATATGCTGCATTAGCTGAAAACACTAATATAGAAAATATAATGAATGGAGGTGATGGGGAAGTATCACCTTTGAAGGGAGTGCAACCAGGGGTTAAGATTGGAGATCTAATAGAGTTCAAACCGATATTAGATTTGGTAAATGTAATAGTATCTTTAAGGACACAGAAAGCGGAGATATTACAAAACACACGAGATATAACAGGTTTAAGCGATATAGTTAGAGGAACCACGGTAGCAAGTGAAACGGCCACAGCTCAAAGGTTAAAAGGAGATTTTGCTATTTCTAGAATACAACCAACGCAAAAAGAAGTAGAGCTATTTATTAGAGATACATACAGGTTGCAAGCAGAATTGATAGTTGAGCAATATTCTATAGAAGAGTTGGCCAAAATAACCAATCTAAAGATTATAGACATTAATAGCATTGCTCAAGAAGCAAAGGAGAAACAAGATGCATTAATAGAAGAGGCTGAAAGTCAAATAAATACTACCTCCCCAGAAGGTCAACAACAATTACAACAGTTAGAAGAACAAAGGGAAATAGGATTTAAGAAAACTATGGAGAAACCTTTAAATGAGTTAAAAGGTTATGCAGCTACTCCGGAGCAGTTAGAGCAACTAGACCAGGTAATGAAGAATGATAAATTGCGTAATTTCTCAGTTGACGTTGAAACCGATGCAACTGTTAGTATAGACCAGAACCAAGAAAAAGCTGATCGTTTAGAATATGCACAGGCTATTAGTACATTCTTTGCACAAGCAACACCTATTCTTCAAGTAGGGGGAATAAATAAATCTGCATTTAATGAGATGCTTTCCTTTATTAGCAAACCTTTCAAAGTGGGGCGGAATCTTGAAGAGCATTTATTAACGGAAGAGGAAGAAGAGCCACAAGGACCATCTATTGAAGAACAGATAGCTCAAGCTGAAAATGCAAGAGCAGACCAGAGGTTGCAATTAGATGCTCAAAAACAGGAAACAGAAGCGGATCAAGGGCAACAAAAACTAAATATTGAAAAGGCTAAAGTTAAAGTTGATATAGAGCAATTTGATGACAAATTAGAGTTTGAAGATGTTAATAAAGAAGCCGATAGGAGGGCTAAAACATTAGATCAAGTAGTGAAAGAAAGTACTAATAGAGCAACTTCGGTAATTAGGGAAAGTAATTTAATATAAGCTAACATGACAAGAAAAAGATTAGCTAGAGATAAGGAGGGGAAATTTGAATGGATTGAATATTCAGATTTCACATCATCAAGTAGAAAGCCTATTAAAGAGGATTTAACAGTTGATGGATATATAAAGAAATACGGAGGTATCCATAGTCATGCAGATGATAAAATTCACACAACAAAAGGGGCTTATATGGATAGCTTGAAAGAAAAAGACTTAGTAATTAAGGATTGGTGATATGGCTACGAAGAACACGAGGATTGTTCAGGCATTCTTCAATTTATAACTTTAGGATATTTAGAACAAGTGTAATATTAAGATTTAAATCTAGGGTTGCATTTAAAAACACACCCGATATAGTGTTATAATTATCACACGTTACATAATTACAACTAAATTATATGGCTGACAAAGAAGGCAATTCACAACTAGTGGTAGAAGATGTTAAAGCTTTAGATAACGAACCAGAGAATGTAGCAGCTAATAGCTACGACCAAGTTTTTGGTGATGAGCCTGAAAAAGAACCAGAAGCAGCCAATACGGAAGAAACCCCAGAAAAAGATACAGACCAAGAAGAAACCACCGAACCTCTAGAAGAAGCTACAGAAAGCAAAGAGGAAGACAGTGAAGAAGATGACGAAACTACCAAAGAAGGTAGTGAGGACGAAATTGTAGAAGAGGTTAATCTTAAAGAAAGCCTAAAAGGTATTTTTAATAATGATTATATAGACCTCCTAGAATCAATAGATAACCCAGACTTACAAAGCAAACTAATAGATGCAGGCAAACTACAGCGTGCGGATTTAGACAGAAAAAGGTTAGACCTAGGGGAATCAAACAAGCTTGTAAATACTTTAGAAGAAGAAATAAAAACCAACGGGTTGCATTATAATCGTCAACAATTCCCAGATTTAATGCGGAACTTTATACGGTTCGATGCTTTGTTCACTAAAGATCCTAAACAGGCAATGTCTATATTGGCTAAACAAGCTAATATTGACTTAACACAACACAATAACTCTCCCATAGAGGATAATCTTGAAGATGATTACCGTCTACCAGAGGAGATAGCAAGAGACAATAAACTAACGATGTTAGAGAAGGAGCTAACTCAGTTAAAAAATAGAAAACAACAAGATGACAATCTAAGTGTGCAGCAAGAACTAGATGCTTTTGCTAACGCTAAAGATGATAAGGGAAATTTAAAATATCCTCTTTTTGGTAAGATCCGTATAAATATGGGGCAGTTATTTAATGATAATAACCCTGATATGACTATGGATAAAGCTTACAAAGAGGTTGTAAGTGATCTTTATTCAGATAGAGACACGGACGTTTTAAGAAAATCGGAAATAGAAAGAAAAGCACAGGTTGAAAAAGCTAAAAGGCTAAAAAGACAATCCATACACTCTACTAAAGTAGATTCTCATATTTCAGATCCCCGTGCCAAAACTCTTGCGGCTGTTGATGCTTTTTTAACTGGATAATTCTTTCGGACATCTATTAATTAATTTAATAGGAAAAAGAAAATGGCAAACCCAAATTCAACTACTGGTCAATTATTGACCACAACCCTGAATAATTACAGGAAACAGATAACTGACAACGTAATTAACAATCATCCGTTGTTGGTAAAATTAAAAGAGAAAGGAAATATTATCAAAGAAAGTGGCGGTGCTTCTTTCCAAGAAAAAATTTCTTATGCTTCTAACACCACAGTACAATGGCAGGGGGAATACGATACTTTTAACACTACTCCTCAGGACGTTCTTACTACTGCGGAATTTGCACAAAAGATCATCTCAGGAACAGTTACTATGACTGATAAAGAGATGAAACAGAACGCAGGAAAAGAAAGAATTGTAAATTTACTTGAAGGTAAAATTAAGGTTCTTGAATCCTCATTAAGAAACACTCTAGGTACGGCTATCTACGCAGATGGTACAGGATCTGGTGGTGATGAAATAGGAGGTTTGCAGGCTGTGATTGCAGATGATCCGACTACTGGAACTGTCGGGGGTATTAATCGTGCTACCTTTACCTTTTGGAGAAATCAACTTTATGATTTTTCAGTTGAAGACGTAACGCCAAGTGCAACAACTATTCAAAGTGCAATGAACACTCTGTATTCAAGAACTCAAGTGCAACAAGGTGAGCTACCTGATTTAATTGCAGCTGGTGAAACTTATTTTGGATTTTATGAAGATTCCCTTCAAACAATTCAAAGGTTAAATGATCCAAGTATGGGTAAACTAGGGTTTAATTCTCTAGGATATAAAGGTGCTACAGTATTTTACGATCCTGAATGTTCTGATACTCGTATGTATTTCATTAATTCGGATCATATCTTCTTAAAGTTTTTAGGAAGCTCTTTATTTGAAACAGGGGAATCTACTAGACCAGTAAATCAGTATGCTTGGGTAACTCCAATGACTTCTTTAATGAATATGACTGTAGATAATAGCCGTGTTCATGGTGTAATGATTGCTTAATTTATTAATTAAAATATAGGATAAAAATGTCTGATTATAAATCAACGGAATCTCAAATTTACAATCAAGAGATTGATGAGACTTCCACAACTGAAAAGGTGCCTTTAGGTACTAGAATAAAAGCTGTTGATAGAGCTGCAACTAATTATGGAGTAGGTGAATTTATCTACCAAAAGGGAGTTGCTTCCACTGTTGTTGGTTCTTTTGTAACTTTCGATCAGGATGACAACTCAACCGCTTTATTAGTTGCTAATGCAATTGGCCCAGTAGCTACTGCTATGTCAATTTGTGTGGCTAATAATTATGGTTGGTATCAAATCTTTGGTCAAGCTGTAGGTAAGGGTTTAGCTTCTCTTGCTGATAATGCTAACATTTATGGAACTGCTACAGCAGGATCAGTAGATGATGCTATTGTTGCAGGGGATAGAGTACAGAATGCAAAAACAACTTCTGCACTTGATACCCCTTCAACTGGTTTGGTTGAAGTGGCAATACAATATCCAATTGTAAACAACGCTCTAGCTGACTAAGTTTAGCGGATAATAGGAGGGGTTTTTATTCCCCTCCTATTAATTTAATAATTTAAGAGAAAAAACATGACTAATACAGATAATTTAGTGCTAGAAGTTAGACCGGATCAGCTGGTTGCTTATGGGAAGTTGCTTGTTGCATTTTATGACGACTTCAAAAATAAGAAGATTGATGAAGAGGGTAAAATAGTAATTCTTAATACCAAAGAAACAGATAAGGATGGTAAAGTTGTAATAGTAAAAAGTAAGCCAACACTTTATATCCACATTCAGAATAGTGATGACAAATATAGTGTTACAAAAAGAGCCGCTAGCATGCAGAGAAACCAAGCAGGGAATAGGGCGGAAGAAAAGAGATTGTTTGCAAAAGCTTACGTCAAGTATTTAGAGATAAAAAATAACGGAGGTTTAGTTGACCACGAGAAAGAGGCTTTAAAAGCTAAAGTAGCGGAATTAGAGGCTAAAGCTAAAGTTGCAAAATCTGCACCGGTTGTTCCAGTGGAGAACGAAAAATCAGTTGCAGAACTAAAAGCGGAGCTAGATCTGCTAAAAATAGATTATAAAGGAAATGCTTCTAGAGAAGTTTTGTTAGAGTTGTTAGCTGGTAAATAATGACTTTATTAACCATTGCCCAAGAGATACTAGAAGAAACTAAAAACGCTACAATTCCTCAGGCTATTATAAATAATAGTGAAGTTTCTGCTGTACAGATATTAGCAGCCCTTAAAAAGGCTATAATAGATATTGCAAGAGCGGATGATTGGCAAGAGTTGCAGAAAGAACACACTTTCTCTAGTGTAGCTTCAACCCAGGGTTATGCGTTACCTTCTGATTTTGATAGATTTACTGATAGAACTTTTTGGAATACTACTCGCTTAAGAAGGGTAGAAGGACCACAAACCCCTGAAGATTGGCGGGTGTTAACAAATAGCACTATTTCAGGGGCAACAGTTAATGATTTATTTAGAATTAGAGGAGGTGAAACTTTATTATTTCCCATCCCCGCATCTGTTGAAGCGTATATATATGAATATATAACAGATCTAATAGTGGATAGCTCAGGAGGAACGGGGCAAACAGGGTGGGAGGCAGATAGTGATGTGCCAAATGTAGATGCGTATTTAGTGAAGTTAAACGCTACATGGAGATTTCTTAGTATGCAGGGAAAACCTTATGCAGAAAAGCAAAGAGATTATGAATTAAACTTAGCAGAAAGAATATCAAGGAACGGAGGGAATAAAACAGTCTGTCACGTTGATATTACTTCGCTAAATAGATCAAGGATAGGTTATCCAGTTTTAGTACCAAGTCCATAAAAAGGTTAGAATGGTTCTTTTTTTACAAAGACAATATCAAGGTTTAGCACAAGAAAGAAATGGTCAAGCTTTAAGGCAGAACGTACCATCTCCTTTTGGTGGGTTGAATACTAGGGACGCTGAGAGTGCTATGAGTCCTACTGATGCAGTAGCTATGGATAATTGGTTTCCTAGTCAAGGTTCAGTAGTCACAAGAAAAGGATTTACTACATATGCAACTGGTCTAAGTGGAAATGTGGAAACTTTAGCGGAATTTAACGCAGGGGCTAGTAGGAAGTTTCTTTGTGCTAATGCGGATGAAATTAACGATATTACTAATCCAAGTAGCATTAGTAATTTAGGTACTGGCTTTGCAAATGCAAGGTGGCAATGGGCTAATTTTAATGGTAATATGTTGTTAGTAAATGGGGCTGATACTCCACAAGTTTACAATGGGACTGCATTAGCAAATAGCACAATATCTGGGCCTACCATAGCTAATTTAATAGGTGTAAATGTACATAAAAATAGAGTGTATGTTTGGGAAGATGATTCTCAAAGTTTCTGGTATGGTGCAACTAATGCAATAGGTGGTACATTTACAGAATTTAACCTTTCTAGAATAGCACCTTTTGGTGGTAATTTAGTAGCAATGGCCACTTGGAATTTAGATGGAGGTGATGGAGTTGATGATTATGCGTTATTTTTAATGTCTAGTGGTGATGCAATACTTTATCAAGGTAGCAACCCAGGAGAGGCTGCTAACTGGTCGCTGGTTGGAACTTATAAAATAGGTTCTCCCATTTCAGTTAGGGGAGTTAAAAAAGTTGGTGCTGATGTTGCGATAATAACAAGCCAAGATTTTGTTCTTTTTTCCGAAGTATTTAAAAGCGGTGGATTATCAACTAATTCAACAGCTTTGTCAGGGGCAGCAATAAAGGCAGTTAATAATTATGGCAATAATTATGGTTGGGAGGTTTCGGTTTATCCTAAAGCCTCAATTGGGGGGTGGTTAATATTTAATGTACCGGTAGCTACAAACACAACATATGTACAATATGTAATTAACACTATTACAGGGGCAGCAACAAAATTTACTAATATGAACGCCAGAACGTGGGGCTTGTTTAACGATAGTATGTATTTCGGGGAATCAACTTGTGTTATGAAAGCAGATGACGGCCTAAATGATAATGGTAATTTTATAGTGTGTGACGTTCAAGCGGCATACAATGATCTAGGAAGTCCCCAAGAAAAAGTGGTTAATGAATTTAGGAATACTATAAAAGTAGATGGTAACGTATCGCTAAACACGATTATTAGTTTCGATTATGGACAAAGTACAGTGAGCCAGAATACATCATCTACAAGTTTGGGTACTCAATGGGATACTGCTCAATGGGATTCTTTTCAATGGGCTCCTGAGAATCAAACAAACAATCAATTAGTAGTATCGTCTGGCGAGGGTGTGGCTTTGGGTATGAGGATAAAAGCAAGTCTAAATGGCCAACAATTATTTTGGTTTAGGACGGATTATAGCGTGAGTATAAATAATATAATATAAGGATAATATGGGTTTCGGTAGTAGTTTTAAAAAAGCGTTTGGCAGTGTAATTGGTGCAGTTCCAGGAGGCAGTGACTTGGCTAAATTAGGAGGATTAGGAGAGTCAGCAGAGGATTTTAATGTCCGTAGGCAAAGAGCAGGGTTACAACCAGCTACACAAGAACAAGTAACAACAGCAAATTTATTTCAAAATTTAACTCCAGAGCAACAGAAAGATTTATTAGTTAATAACCCTAATATAGTAGGGCCGGGTGGGAGTCAGTTTTTTGATCCTGAAACTAATACTATTAGATTGCAAGAGTCTGGTTTTCAAGAAGCCCAAAGAGGAAGGCAAGAGTCTTTAGCATCTCAACTTTCAGGGAGTTTAAGTGGTCAGCTGCCTAGTGCTGGTGGTGATGCAGTCACACAAGCGACCTTCCAACAATCTAAAAACCTTCTAGATCCAGAATTCACGCAACAAAGAGAAAGGTTGGAGCAACAGTTGGCAGATCAGGGCATCCCTAGGGGAAGTGAAGCGTTTGACAAAGAAATTAGAAGGTTAGACCGTTCACAAGGAGAGCAATTAAATCAATTATCTTTAGCTAGTGTTTCTCAAGGTATTCAAACAGGGGAAGCCCAAAGAGCAGCAAGATTTAATGAAATATCCTCTTTATTAGGACAGGCTCAAGTAGGAGGTGTAGGATTTGGACAATTTCAACCTCAAAAATCAGGATTAGATTTAGTTGGTTTAGGAGAGGCACAAAGAAATAGAGAGTTTCAAGCAGATCAAGCAAAGGAAAGTAGGAGATCACAAAGAGATGCGGCTATAATAGGTGCTTTAGGCAGTGCTGGCTCTGCTGGAATAGGTGCATTTTCAGATAAGAACCTTAAAAAGAATATAACGATTACAGGCCTTTCTAAGAATAACATCCCAATAGTAGAATTTGAGTACATAAATTCTAAGTTATATGGAGGTGGTAGATTCCAAGGGGTTCTAGCTCAAGATGTAGAAAATATTAAACCTGATGCTGTAACAATTGATGAGAAAACAGGATTTAAAAAGGTTAACTATGATGCTATTGATATAGATTTTAAAAAGGTTGCGTAATGACTAGAAGGGAAATTTTAGAAAGAGAATTAAGTAGAGCTAGAGATTTTTCTCAGCAAGCAGCATCGGGTCAAGGGTTTGATCCCAGGGGCGGTACTGGTGTTTTATTAGCACAGTTAGCAACTGCTGGAATAGGTGCTTTTCAAAGAGATAGAGCAGAAAAAGGTTTGGCAGAGGAAGAATTACAATCCCAACAAGCTTTTGAAGCTAACAACCCAGAATTAGCTGGATTAGGGTTATCTAGGGAGGGTAGAGAAAATGTAGTAATGAAAAAGGCTTTGTTGCAGACAGAGAAACAGTTTAGTACTCCCACTCCATTATCACCACAAGGGAAATTGCTACGGGATGTAGGGGAGGGTTTAGTGCCAGCTAGTTTAGCAAAAAGAAAGCTAAAATCAGAAGAGCCTTTGCTTGCTGGAGCGGAGATTAACCAAATACAAAACCTTAGTGATAGAGCTGATGCTTATGAGGAGCTTGCTGAACAAAACATCGCAAGAGGGAACTCTAAAATAGGAACTCAGCAATCAAGAAAGGCTAGAACACTAAAAAAAGAGTTTAGAGACGAGGAAAGACTAGTAGAAAAAGGCTCCCAAAAACTATCTGCTGACTTAGATAAATCGGGTATATTTGATTTAATTGATTCCTTAGAGCAAATCACATCAATAATAAATTCAAATCCCAAAGATATTCCTGGAGTTGGAAGAACAGCGGTATTACCAGGAATATCTTTAAGTGGAGAGGGTAAAAAATTAAGGCAATCGGTTGGAACATTAAGAAACTCAATTCTAAAAGCGAGGAGTGGGGGGGCTGTAACACCAGCGGAGTCCGGAAGGTTATTAGAAGAGTTGGGTACAGGTGTTGGAAGAAGTGATAAACAGATCAGAATTGGTATTACAAATGTTTTAAATACATTTAACAATAAGGTCAAAAATATTACCGCAGGGTTTAGACCAGAGGCAGTTGCGTTATTAAATGAAAGGAGTGGTTTTGATATTTTAGAAAGAATGAACTCCTTAAAAATAATAGATCCCCTACAGCAAACAGGAGCAACACAACTGCCTAGCGATGGAGGAGGTTTTAAAATTTTAAGTATAGAATAAATGCCAATAGCAACCATACAATTATCAACTGGAAGAATAGCAAAAATAGAAGTGCCAGAAGGTGCAACCCCCGAGGCTATAAAAAACTTTGTAATGAGTCAACCAGAGTTACAACCACAGCCAAGCCCACAAGAACCAACACAACCTGGAATAATAGAGAAAATAGGACGTTTTGGAATTCCTGATAGAGGAGGAAAAAGACCTAGTGCTGGAGAAGTTGCACGCCCTTTTCTCCAGGCAGCTAAAAATATAGCAGTAGGAACTATAGGAAGTGCGGGAGACTTAGCACAGCAAGCTGCCTTCTTACCAGAGGCTATAGGAAGAGGTACTGCAAGAAGTTTAGGTGCTAATATAGAGCCTTTTGACATGTCTAAGGTTAATACGGTAAGTCCAACTATTAGGGGTGGAATCGACAGATTAACAGGAGGATTAACCACACCAAGAACAAGAACAGAGGAGGTGCAACAAGTAGGAGGGGAAGTATTGGGAGGTATAATTGGGCCAGGAGCGATTAAAACCGCTGGAAAAGCTATTGCGGATGTATCAAGCCTTATTGCTAAAAGAGGGACTCAATTTGCGACTGGTATTACAGAGAAGAGTAAGGAATTAGTAGAGGCTTTTCAAGATGCAGGGGTAAACCCTACCTTGGCAAATATTAGCCAAGGCCAAACAACAAAGACCTTTCAGAATTTACTAGGTAATTTTCCTGGTAGTAGGGGAGTTATAGAGAAGGCAACTCAGGGACAGATTGATGATATTACTAAGCAAATAGCAGGGATAACAAAAAGCAAAGGTGGCACTATAGAAGAAACAGGGCAGGTTATCCAAACAGGAGCTAAAGATTTTAAAACAGCATCACAGGCTAGAGTTAGTAAGCTTTATGATGATTTAGATGAGTTTATTCCTAAGGAGCAAGTCACACCAACCAATAATCTAAAAGCCCTTAGCCAAGACCCTGCTATACAAGATGTAGTAGCTGTAGGTGCTGGTGATACGGCAAAGGTATTAAAAAGGTATTCGGGTATAGTAGATGAAGCTGGCTCTATATCTTATCCAAGACTAAAAGTGTTTAGATCTACAGTAGGAAGAAAATTACAATCTTCATCATTACCAGGCGATGAGCGGGGGGCAATAAAACAGATCTACGGTGCATTATCCGAAGATATGAAATCTGCCGTTCAAATACAAGGAGGGGAGAAAGGGTTGTTAGCATTTAATAAGGCAAATAGTGCTTTTGCTAAACAAACAGAGACATTAGAGAAAACAATAAACCCTTTAATTAACGCAAAGACTCCAGAAAAGGTTTTTACAATGGCTTTAAGTGGAACGAAGCAAGGAGGAACTAATATAAAAGCAATAATGAATAAACTTAATCCTACACAGCAAGAATTTGTACAGGGTACGGTTGTGAATAGAATGGGGTTATCACAACCAGGACAACAAGACGCTTTAGGTACTGTATTTAGTCCTAATAAATTTTTAACAGAATGGAATAGATTAAGTCCAGAAGCAAGAGTTAATATCTTTACACCAAAGCAAACTAATTCAATTACCAACCTTAATAAAGTTCTATCAAGCTTAAAAGATACTTCTAAGGCAGCACAAACAAGTAATAATCTTCCATATGCTGCATGGGCTGGTTTGGGTGGCTTAACAGCTACAAGCCCAATAGCTGGAGTAGGGGCGTTAGGAGGTGCTAGAATAACAGCTAAAATGATGACTAGTCCCCGTTTTGTAAAATGGTTAGCACAGACCCCAAGGATTAGAGCAGTCGAAATTCCAAAACATTTAAAAGTATTATCAACCATATCTTTATCCAATGGAGAGCTTAGGGATGATATACTTGATTATTTGGATTCTATAACAACACAACCACAAGAAGGAAAATAAAATGCCACGTAATGGATTAGGAACTTTTAACAGAGTATATAATTGGGTAACAGACTTAGGAAACTCTGTAGCTGTAACAGCGTCAAGAATGGATGCAGAGCAAGACGGAATAGCAACCGCCCTATCAGAAAGTATTGCAAGAGATGGACAAACAACAATAACAGCAAACATACCATTCAATAGTAAGAAGATTACTGGATTAGGCAATGGCACAGCAAGAACAGATTCTATAGCATTAGGTCAAGTTCAGGATGGGACTTATACCACGTTAGGAACGGCTGGGGGTTCGGCAGATGCTTATACAGCAACTCCAAGCCCTGCAATTGAACGATATGCTACGGGATCAAGATATATCATCAAGATACAAGCTGACAATACGACAACCTCGACATTAAATGTTAATGCGGTGGGGGCAAAAACTCTTAAGAAATATGATGGAACTGGTGCAAAACTTAATCTAGTGGCAGGAGATTTACAACTAGATCAATATTATGATATTTTTTATGATGGTACTGATTTTGTTGTGTTTAGTTTGTATAAAACACGTGGGCAGACTATCCAAGTAGTAAACACTCAAACAGGGGCAGTTGCTACTGGTACAACAACAATACCTAATGATGATACCATCCCTCAAATTACAGAAGGGGATGAATATATGACAAGGGCTATAACTCCTACTAACGCTTCAAATCAGTTGCGAATAGATGTGGTGGCACATATAGCGGAATCCACGGCTAATTCTACGACTTGTGTAGCATTATTTCAGGATAGTACCGCAGGAGCTTTGGGATGTGGGTTTGAGTTTGATAATGCTACTAGTGCTGCTTTAAATATTAAAACCACTCACTTTATGACGGCTGGAACAACATCGGCTACTACTTTTAGAGTAAGGGCGGGTAGTAATCAAGCTGGTACAATAACTTTCAATGGTTTTTCAGGAGCTAGAAAATATGGGGGTGTAATCTCCTCCTCAATAACAATAACAGAAATTCAGGTATAATTATGAGTAATATAGTAAAAGCGATACAAAGAATTTACCCAAATATTAAAGGAGGTTTTGTTTATTGGGAATCAAAACAAGATGGTACTCCTTGGGACAATCCAGAAGATGGCCTAATTTGGAGTAATACCGAATATGAAAAACCTTCTTGGGCTGATATTGAAGAAAAGTTACCAGCTATTGATCTAAAAGTTTTACAGGATGCGAAGTTATTAGAGCTTGAAAAGTTGAGAGATTCTAATTTAGTAAAATACGTTTCTCATTCTAAAGGAAATTTTCCAGCAACAAAGATAGCTACTAGTCTTTTAGGGGCAAGAATTTCACAATGGAATGGGAGTGCAACAGAAGAATGGAGAGATATAAATTACACTATGGTTGATTTAACCTTGGAAGAAAGCAAAGAGGTGATGAGGGTTATTAGTTTAGCTCATACACCTGTATATAAGAAAGAAGGGGTAATTGGCGTTGAAATAAATGCAATCGCAGATCTAACCACATTACAGGCTTACGATGTCAAAACAAAATGGGATGAACTCTAAAC